CCGGTGGAAATCTGATTAAATGGTTCAAGGCATTTTATGTGCTAGCGCCAAAAACAGTAGAAGTTGGAATCGGTCAAAAATACACCGAAATCAAGATGACATTTGCCGATGGATCGACATTTACGCTGCCGGATAGCGAGTTAATTAATATTAAATGGCGACGTGGCACAAATATGATGCTTGGCGGTAATGATTATGGGAGAGCTGATGATGCAAATATCATCCACAGCGTAGACGCACTGCACAAGACGATTGAAGGACTTCCTAAATCAATCGAGGCGAGCTTACAGATTAAGGGAGTGTATACAGCTAAAACAGCTGTCGATCAAGTTAGGCTAGATGAAATGCGCGACAATTTGGAAGCGCATATTACAAAAAGTAAAACAGGTATTATAGCGACTGACATAGTTGGAGATTTTTCACCTGTGAAAATTGATTATGCGAAAGTTGAAGAGGGTACGCTAAAATTCCTTAAGCAAAATATTTGCGAAAGATTCGGATTGTCGCTTGAGATGCTGTCCGGAAAATATTCATCAGAAGATTATACGAGTTTTTACCAAACCTGCATTGAAGATTTTATAAATCAATTCGAACAAGCGTTTACCGACTACTGCTTTACGGATAGAGAAAAGGACATAGGTCATCAAGTTAGATGTTGTTTTATGCTTCTACAGAGGTTAACTCCACAGGATGGTATCAACCTAGCTACATTGGCAACCAACACAGGACTGATGTATCTGGATGAAATCAGAACTGAATTATTTGGAATGGAGCCGCTGCCGGATGGCGAAGGTCACCAACGAATGCAGTCACTAAATTTTGTTAATACCGATAATGCGACAGATTATCAAGTAGGAAAGGGTAAGAATAATGAGTAAACCAAAATTCGAACGCCGTTTGATGGAAATCAGAGCGGCAAACAACGAACCTGATGATGTAATGAGAATAGAGGGTAGAGCGATAGTTTTTGACACCCCACAAACGTATGTTTGGGGAGATGAAGAATATACTGAGATTATAGCAAGTGGTGCACTGGATAATACGGATATGAAAGATGTACCACTCAGATACAACCATCATGATGAGTTTTTAATCATGGCGAGAACAAGGAATAAAAGTCTTGAGCTTATTAAAAGCAAAGAGGGTCTCGATATAGTATCAGAGCTCATCGATACATCATCTAACAGAGATGTATATACATCAATCTGTAACGGATTAATTGACAAGATGAGCTTTGCATTTGTCACACGCCAAGGTACAGATAAATGGGAGTACGTTGAAGAGGGGGAATCCCTGAAAATTACAAGAACTATCACGGATATCGAGAAACTGTATGATGTCAGCGTTGTCGATATGCCGTTTTACGATAGTACCTCAATTTTTGCGAGGAGCTTTGAATTACTGGATAGTGAGAAGAAAAGCCGCCTGGATGAGGCGAAAGAATTTGAGTTGAGGAAAAGAAAGTTACAACTACAGGCAATGTATAAGAAATTTTAGGAGAAATTAAATGAAAACACTTAAAAAACTACTCGAAGAAAGAGCTGCGAAGCTTGCAGAGATCGCAGAGTGCAGAAGCGAAGAGGAACTCACGGCAATTGAGCTTGAACTTAAAAAGCTAGACAGGCTGATTGAAGAGGCAAGAAAGGCGGAAGAGCAGACACCTGAGGAGAAAGCTGCAGAGGAGAGAGCTACAGCCGTTCCTGAAATTGTAAAAAGTAATCAGGAAGCAAAGGAAGCTGAGAAGAAAGGGATTGACCTCGATAAACTGGCTTCCGAAATTAGAAGCGGAAATCCAACCGTGATTACTGCAGAGGCGCAGAGGGAGATCCAGAAGAGAGCAATCGCATCTTCCAGCACACAGAGGCCAACTGCGTATAAGCAGACATTAGAAGTAGCACCAAATGAGGTAGCGCAGGCGATTGACCTTGTGGCTCACATCCCAATGAATGGTGCGGCAAAATACGAGGTTGCATTTGCTGTAGATACTGGAGATGCGGACTACACTGCAGAAGCAGGGCAGTATACCAATTCAGAGGGAACATTTAACACAAATGATACCAATGCTGCGAAAATCACCAATACGGCAACAGTGAATGAAGAGGTGAAGGAGCTCAACACAATTGACTACCTCACCGCTGTTATTGATAATGTGAGAAAATCAATAAGAAAGAAGGCATCAAGAGAGATTGTCGTAGGAGACGGTACATCCAACCACCTGCTCGGGATGATAAATGCACCGACAAAGGTTATGCCTGCAAACTACAAGCTCGAGGTTAAGACTTTTGATAGGTCAACATTGAGAAAAATTGTAATGGCGTACGGTGGCGATGAGGATGTTACATCTCCGCTAACACTATTCCTAAACAAGCAGACTTTAAATGAGTTTCTTGATGTAGAACTCAAGAACGGTGATCCTGCATACAATGTTACATTTCAGGGAACAGGCGGAACAATTTCAGAGGCTAAGGGTGGTCTTGCGGTTCCATTCTCCATCAATAGCGGACTTAAGGCATTTTCTGCAGAAACTGCAGGAAAGACCTTTGCTGTATACGGAGATCCGCAGAAGTACGAGCTTCCTGAATTTTCTGACCTTGTTGTTGTCGAAAATGATTACATTTATCAGGATAAGGGGCAGATTGCATTTTTCGGACACCAGATGCTTGGCGGCGTAGTTAGTACTTACAAGGCATTCTTACCAATCAAAAAGCAAGCTTAAGGAAGTGGAGTAGATGAACGATAAACTAATTGACAAAATAGAAATGCGCTTGGGCATAGTCTACTCTACGCCCAAGCAGCGAGAAATGTTAAGCAGTATGATTGAGGCGGCAAAAGCCGCCTTGATTAATTCTGGGTGGAAAAAGAATGATTTTGAAGAGGATAGCGAAAAGGGAATCAAGAACGAACAAGCAATTGAGGCAATCGCAAAAATCGTCAAAAGGAATATGAACACCGAAGCGGAACATGCTGCAATAGATCCCATGTTGATATTTGATATCGGTCAGAATCGAGGTCACAATGAGATATGACACGCCGATAGAGTTTTACAAAGTTGATCAGGATGAATACAAGCCTGGCGAGCTTAATGAAACCTCGTGGAAGAAAATAGCTGAAGAGGATGGCACAAGTACATACTATTGCAATTGGATTGGTACGTATGGAAGCGTCAAAGCTGCGGCTATGACAGCAGGAATTAATGAAACCGTCAGCGTGATAATGCCGTTTGCACCAGCATTATATGCAGCTTTAAGAGATCACAGAGTTGTTATTTTTAAAGGTGCAGCAGACATAATGACAGGTGGTGAACCAGACAGGCAGAATCCCGACTGTTATGAATTATACTCGGGCGTTGATAATCGTCAAAACCGCACGATGAATTTTATTTTAAAGAGATACGAGGGGAAATAATCAATGTATGCAAAAGATGGAGATCTGAAGTTAAAAAAAGCACTTGATGAGGCTATTTACCCCGATGTCAAAACATATCAAGGGCAATTACCCGACTTAAAGAAAAGTCCTAGAGAGTTTTGCGTGTATTCCGTACGCTCAATGAATTCGCAGATATATGAGGATAACAGACTTGTTGCAGGGCAAGATAGTATAATCCTTAGATATTATCACGCTAAAGGCATGAGACTTGCGAAAGTAAGAGAACGCGAACGCATAATCATGGAAGCGATACTGAATGCCGAATTTACGTGTCCGTCGGGAGCATTTGAACTTGGAGATATTGATGATATCGGATATAACGTAACCGGATTTGAACTTAATTTATTTTCATGGGGAGGCTAGTCAATGAAATGCACAATGGCAACGTTTGACATAGCCGTCAATGAAATTTTGGAAGATGCGGAATTGCAGGTTATAAAACTGACTGATAAGGCAATTGATGAAGCTGCAGATATGGTCAAGGATAGACTCACATCAGCATCTCCAAGCGGCTCCGGTCACGGAGGACACCTAAAGGATGGGTGGAAAATCAAAAAAGGCAGGCATAAGAAAGTTATCACTAATTCAAAAAAAGTAAAGGGGAAAAGCGGGAATATTCCACTTGTAAATATCCTTGAATACTCATCCGCTCACGGGCATCCATTTGTTGAGGATACTGTAAACGGATGCATGAATGACGTTAAATCAATTTTTGAAAAAGATATAAATTTAAAGTAAAGGAGAATTAAAATGCCAGAAAAGAAAGAAGGTAAGTTCCATTTTGGATTAAAAAACGTACACTATTATCCTGTTACGTGGGACGAGGCACTGAAGAAGCTAACCTTTGGTGAAGGTGTGCCTTGGCAAGGAGCAGTAAGTTTAAGCACTGAGGTATCCGGCGATTCCAACAACGTGTATGCGGATGACGGTATTTACGGAATCATGGAGGCGATTCCATCTGAGGAACTTGAACTTGAAATGTATAAGGTTCCGGAAGATTTTCAGACAACTTGCTTAGGATCAAAGAAAGATAAGGACGGCAATATCGTTGATAGTGACGATGACAAACCGTCCTACTTCGCACTTGCGTTTGAATTCGATCAAGATACTAAAGCTCGTAGGTATCTCTACTTCTATTGCAAGGCAGCAAAACCGGGTGATGAATCAGAAACAAAGAAGGAGTCAAATGAACCGAAATCAATCAAGATTAAGGTCAAAGCTGCAGGGCTTCCGGGCATTGGAAGAAGAAAAGTATCATCCTCAGAAACCAAGGATGAGGTATATAATGCATGGTACAGCGCACCAACAGTGCCAAAATTTGTATAAGTTGTATTTTTTAGCCTCGGCATTATGCCGGGGCTTTTGATTGGAGAGAAAACATGGCAAAAAAGACAATAACACTTTACGGCAAGGAATATAAATTTGTCGCATCTGGCATCACTCCTAGAAAATTTAGAAATAAGTTTAAAAGAGACTTATTGGTTGAGATGCAACACATCTATAAAGGTATCGATGAAAAAACTCTCGAAAAACTTAAAAATGGGGAAATTGACAAAGAAAAGATTGAAGTTGATAACCTGAATATGGAACTCCTAGAAGACCTAGCATACATAATGTGTGTTAATCCAGACAAGCCTGATTCAGTAGAGGAATGGCTCGAAGAATTTGAACTTATGGACAGCATAGATGTTGTTATGACGGCATTTGAGTTATGGGAAGGTGGAGAAACAACACTTGAAGAAGTTGTTAACGATGAAGGGAGCGCTGATTCAGGAAAAAATACGCAAGCAGTCGAAAATTAACGACTGCTTTATTTTATTTGAGGTGTACTGAAATCGGTTTAATGCAAACAGATCTTGAACACATGGATATGGGACTTATATACGACATCATGACAGAGAAAGTCAACGATATGTATTACGAGGAAAATAAAGAGGACGAAACACCTCAAGAATTTTTTGATAATTTTGCGAAAGGATAAATGTAATGCCTAAGAAATCTTTAGAAATTGAAATATCTGGAAAAAGCATAAAGTTTATCCAGGCAGTTAAACAGGCACAGTCAGCAGCCAAGAGTATGCATGGTGAGATGAGCACTGTTGATAAGCTTATGAAGAAAGATCCCCTTAATGCAACTTTGATGAAGCAAAAGGGGCAGATTCTAAATGAACAGCTAACCGGCACAAAAAAACATCTTGCTGAACTGAAAGCAAATCAGGAACAGGTTCGGGCAGCATTTGAAAAGGGCGATATTGGTGCTGATGAATATAGGCGTTTTCAGAGAGAAATAATTGCGACAGAGCAAAAAATAAAATCTCTCGAAAAAGCGCAAGCTTTATATACCGCTTCTCAAACAAAAATAGGGATGCTTGGAACGAAATTTACAGTTTTGGGCGGAAAAATTGAAGCGGTTGGCAGAAAGATGAAAGCTTTGTCATTAGCAGCAGGAGTTGTCTCAGCTGCACTTGGCGGCACTGCATATAAAGCAGCAAGGCAAGCAGATGATCTCAATACTATGTCAAAACAATACGGAATAAGTACTAAGAATCTGCAAATGTATAAATCAGCAGCGGAACTCGTTGATGTACCAGTAGAGGCTTTGGCGAAAACGCATAGCAAACTAAAAAAGAATATGCTTGCAGCATCACAGTCAGCAAGTGGAAATGCTGCGAAGGCGTTTAACGCCCTGGGAATAAGTGTAACTGATAGTTCTGGACACTTAAGAAATGGCAATGCTGTTTTCGATGAAGCAATCATGAAACTTGGTAAGATGAAAAATGCTACAGAGCGTGATGCTTATGCAATGGCGATTTTTGGAAAATCAGCTGCGGAATTGAATCCGCTTATTTTAGATGGTGGAGAAACTTATAGAAAAGTTTCTGAAATATTTAAAAAGAATAAACTTGAGCCAATTAGTCAAAGTGCGCTTGATAGAGCAAACGCATTTAATGACCAGATAGATATTATCAAAATGGTAGCATCGAGGGCGATCCAAATTATAGGTACTAAAATGGCTGGATTCTTACTTCCAGCAATAACGGCTGTGCAAGAAAAGTTTTCTAGTTTTGTCGGGAAATTAGCAAGTTTATCCGGAGGTGCATTATCGGCAATTTTAGGAATCGCAGGCGGATTTGCTGTATTAGCACCAGCTACTATTTTTGTTGGGAAATTTGCACAAGCACTCGGCAGCTCTTTGACAACGATATCTAGGATGTTGCCGTTATTTTCCAGGTTATGGGGATTATTGTCTGCCAACCCGATAATAATGGTTGTAGCAGGAATTATAGCACTAATAGCAATTTTCGGGAAATTAGGAACATTAGCCGATAATATAGGTGCGAAGGTAGCTTCGTTTGCAACTGGTATAGCTGACAA